TTTTAGCTTTATTTAATTTATTACGGCCTGCAGCTGGTCTATATTGTTGTATACGACCTATATTATAGTCGGTATTTTCCCATATTTTACGGCGTAAAATAAAGAACTCTACTTCAATGCTATCAAGAGGAACATTGTATAACTCACTAATAAATTTTTTATAAAAAACAAGTTGCATTTGTTTAATTTCATTTTTTTTCTCTTTATCACCCCATCCTTTAGTTGAGGTTTTTAGATCATAAACATAAAATTTATTGTTCTTCTCATCATATAAAACTAAGTCAATGTAACCCTTATATATTACATTTTTACCTAAATTTATTATAATAGGCAATTCTATACCTGCTAAATGCCATCCTTTCTTTTTAAAGTATAGATTTCGTTTCTTCTTTAAGAAATCAAGTATTGCTACTCCATCCTCAAAAAATTCTCTTAGTTGTTCAGGTGAAGAATAATGAGTGTCAGAATTTTTCTTAAATCCTTCTTGATATAAATTTATAAACTTACTTTGAAAAAGTTCCTCTAAGTTCATAAAGTCAGCTTGAGTTGTAGATCCTTCATACATGACAGTAAGCCATTCTTGAATAGTTTCATGCATGGCTGTACCAAATGTAAAGTGGATAGAAGGAGATTCATCATAATGTCCATCTCTATATTGAAGTGCCCATTTGTGAGGACAACTATGAAACATAGAGATCTGGGAGTAGGATATTACCTTATGGTAAGCATAGTTTACCTCAGGTAGTTGTTTTGTTTTAATCTCGTTTAGTATCTGCGGCTGTGTTTTTTTCGCCATATAGTTTTTCTATTTTTTCTAAATAAATGATAGCATCCATTAGTTCTTGTTTCATGTGAGTAATCCATTCTTGGAATGATAAATCATTTCGGTCCATGTTTACACCATATTTAGTTTCACCTGCTTCTGCTCGGGTTGTAAATTGATTTATTATTGATTTTACTATACTATCCATTATTTAAACATTTTAACTATTTCTTTATCTTGATAACCTGCTTTGTAGAGTGTGTTCTCTAAATCATCATTATCAACTGTCATTACAATATCAGAAGCTTCTCGTTTAGAGCATTCATAAATCTTAGCTATAGCTTCTACAAGATCAGAAGTGGGTTGTTTCATACTTGATTTAACATATTTAAGCCAAACATTTTGTTTGGGGAGTAAACCACAATATACTTTATAATATTTTTCCTTATCAGTATAAGGAATAGTTTGAACATAATTAACTAATTCAATAAAAGGTTGATGCATTGATAGGAAACGATTAACCATATACGGATTAAAGGATTCCCTCTCTTTATCAGAGAAGGAATCCCAATCACGTTTACTACTAGTTAGTTCTTTTAACCAATCAAATAGTGTCATATTCGTCTCTAAGGTCTGGTGGGAGTGTATCTTTTAAAATTTTACCAGTTTCTCCATCATAAAATACAGGGATGGGGAGAATTCCATCTTCAGAACCCTGAGTGATAAAGCGTGATACTCGTCGCAGAACAAATCCTTGTTTCCAAATATCATTACCAGCTTCAGTTGTTACTGCTACTGTTTTTTTAAGATCAATTTGAGGTTGCATCCCCATTTCCGGTGTTGACTTCTTCATATTCTATTTCTTTAATTTCGTTACAAAAGTAAAACATATCTTCTTTTTTTAATACTGTATCACAATACCAATACTCTTTTAAGATGTTGGGATCTAATTTTTCAAACTCTCTTATTGTACGATATAAAAGAAATTTTCGATCTCCAAACTCTATTATCTCTTTCATAAAACTTTTTTACCTGTAAGGGTTAATAATTTAGCTATACAAGCCATAACATTTATTTCTTTATCAATTCTGAAATTGGCATGATAAAGGTATTCTTCAATGATGATTATAGCTTCAGCATCTCTTGTAGTATATTCATCTATTCTCTCATAAAGCGCCTTATATAGGGCTTCAAAATCATCTACATTAGAATCAGCAATTATTTGCCTAATTTGTTTGAAAGACTTATTATTAGGTAATAGCTCAATAATTTGATCAATATAATTACTTGATACTAAAGTTTGAGAATCAACAACTAACTCACCTTTTTTAGATGACATTTGACAGATGTTCAACATCTTTCGAACATCAGGGTATTGTTTTTTAACAATGTTAACTACACTATCAGTGTCGTAATTAACATTTTCTTGACTTAAAACTTTACAAAGATGTCTGGCTATGTCAGCTTTACTAGGGGGTATAATTTTAAGTGTCTGGCAGCGGGATTGGAGTGGGTCAATAATGCGCTCTATATAGTTACAAGTAAGAATAAACCGGGTACTTTTAGAAAATGTTTCAATAACATTTCGAAGTGAAGCTTGAGCTTGAATAGTCAAAAAATCAGCCTCATCTAAAATAACTATTTTAAGTGGTTTAAAAGACATTGTACTAGCAAATCCTGATACTTTGTCTCTGATAGTTTCAATTCCTCTTTCATCTGAAGCGTTAATATAGATAAAATCACAATTTATATTCTTAACTAAAAGTTTAGCTAAGGTTGTCTTACCTGTACCAGCAGGTCCATAAAAAATTAGATTTTGTATATCATTTTGTTCAATATACTTGGAAATAGTTTCTTTTAGATTTTCATTTCCAATATAATTTTCTAAAATATCAGGACGATATTTTTCAACCCAAAGTGTGTTATTGATAGCCATCTCCGTAAAAGTCAAATGTTTTAATTGGTTCAGGTTTAATTTCTATTTCTACTCTATTTACAGAATATAAAGCACCTCCTAAAGGATCAAGATAAAATGCTTTATTAAATTTAGTTTTTTGGAAATACATTTCCAAAGTTTCTGTAAGGGAAGAGATTACAGTATCAGGCTCATTGGTGAGAGCCCACCTGTCGCCAGGAGGAACTCTCTTTGCAATGAGTTGTTTTTGTTCAACAGTTTCAAACTCAGACATTACCTAAATTTAAAACATTCCAGGCATTCCTCCAAGTGACTCTTCACTCTTTTCTTTTGGTTTTTCAACCATAGTACATTCAGTTAACAAAATAGTACCAGCAATAGAAACAGCATTCTCAAGAGCACATCTTGTAACCTTAGTTGGGTCAATAATACCAGCTTCAAAGAAATCAATAAATTCAGAAGCTTTAATATTATAACCTATATTTTTATCTTCTTGATCTAAGATGGAATACTTAATAGAATGTACTTCATCTTTCAATCCAGCATTGATAAGAATTTGTTCAAATGGTTTCTGGAGGATAGATTGCATGATTTTGCAACCTAATTCTTCATCATAATTTTTAGTTTCACAAACTGTATTATATGCTGAGTGGAGTAGAGCTAACCCACCTCCAGGGACAATACCTTCTTCAATGGCGGCTTTTGTAGCTTGAAGAGCATCATCAACACGATCTTTTTTCTCTTTCATCTCAGTTTCAGTGTTTCCACCTACATGAATGACAGCTACACCACCAACTAATTTAGCTAAACGTTCTTGGAGTTTTTCAGTTTCAAATGGTGAGGTTGAATTTTCAATTTGATTTTGGAGTGAAGTACACAATTCTTTAATTGTATCAGCTTCTCCAGCTCCATCAACAATAGTTGTAGCTTCTTTAGTAACAGTGACTGTACGGCATTCACCTAACCAATTCAAATCAAACTTTTCCAATTTCATACCTTTGTCCTTATCAACTACTTGACCACCAGTTAATGTAGCCATATCATTCATAAGCAAAGTACGACGATCACCAAAGTCAGGAGCTTTAACAGCACATACATTCAAAATACCTCTCATTTTGTTAACAATAAGAGTAGCGAGTGCTTCACCATCAATATCTTCAGCTACAATCAAAAGTGGTTTACTTTGAGAAGACATATTTTCCAATAATGGAAGCAAATCTTTAATCTGAGTCAATCGACCATTGTAGAATAGGATAGATGGATTTCTGAGTGTGCAACTCATATCATCATTATTAGTCACAAAATAGGGTGATTTATAACCACGATCAAATTGAAGACCTTCTACTGTTTCAAGATAAGTTTCACCTGTACGAGATTCTTCAATTGTAACAATACCTTCTCTACCTACTTTATTGATGGCAGTAGCAATCAATTCTCCTACTTCTTCATCATTATTTGCTGAAATAGTGGCTACTTGGCGGAGTTGGTCTTCACTAGAAATGTCTTGAGACATTTTACGAAGTGTTTCAACGTGTGCTTTAGTACACTTATCAAGACCTCGTTTAATATCTACAATATTATGTCCTTTATCACTATAACGAGAAGCAGCATCTACAATTTCACGAGCCAACAAAGTAGAAGTAGTTGTACCATCTCCAGCTTGCTCAGCTGTTTTAATAGCTGCTTGTTTAAGCATTTGAGCACCCATATTTTGAATTGGGTCTTCAAGCTCAACAGCTTTAGCTACAGTAACACCATCTTTAGTGCTTTGAGGAACACCATGTACATTTTGAATAACAACATTTCGACCATTAGGTCCTAAAGTAGTTACAACAGCATCTGCTAACTGTTGTATTCCTAGTGCTAGATTCTTTCTAGCTTCATCTCCATAATTTATAATTTTTGCCATAACTTTTATTTATCAAAAAGGTAATTCTTCA